ACATTCTAACAGCTTAAGCAACAAGATGGATAATTCCTTACTGGCTGTAAGGGATATTAACCATAAATATATTGTAGTAGTTAGGAAGATGTCCAACCTGCACCCTGTCTCCCACAGCAAAATGGTATGTGGGTGTGCCAGAGTTCTTTGCTGCATTACAGGCTTTCTCGTAAGAGTAGCTATCCTTTACGCGTTCCTGCGGAGTTTTCTCCCGAGCAATTTCTTTAGTACGGCTTTTTGCCATGGTAATGCCTCACTTTCTTTTTTAGCGGTCGTTGAGAAACGTCCCAACCGTCAGTTGTTTTCTTTTTCGTGCCTCTTGTCGTCACGCAGAAGGTCGTTTGCCACTGCTACGGTATCACATGTGTAGTAGCGTCCGCAGGTGTGTTCGCACTGAGTCAATGTGGCGAAGCAACCGTTGATGCAGCCCATGAAGACATCCTTATTGCCGTTCTCGTCGGTGAAAATGCCGCCGGTCGCGGTGATGCTCTCAACATAGGGCAAGCACGGCTCGTCCGTGTCCTCACTCAAGTTCCAGACAATCTCCCAAAAGCTGATGAAGGTGTCATTGTACAAGAAAGAGGGGCGGTTACCGCTGTCTTTCCGAACCAGTTCTTCAAGGGCATCCCAAGGAACTTCATCTGCAATGAAGATGCCAAATGCGCCACAGGAAAAAACGATTTTTCCAATGTGGCCGCAGATACGGACATAGTCACCCACATGAAGCTCGTTGTCATTGGCATCGATGAAACCTGTGTCGAAGCCTTTCTGTGCCATTTCATTTGCGTTAGTCATTTTAATACACTCCTTTTTGAAATTGACGCAAAAAAGGCGGACCTCCCAACATCGGGAAGTCCGCCTTAAAGCGAAATTGTGAATTGTACGAGCGCAAAACGCCTGAAGTAGAATGGTATCTATCGTACAATCTCAATTATATCCGACTCGCACGAAGATGCAAATGTTTAATTGTCCTCATGGAAAAACGTATGCATGAATTCCGGATGCCCAGCGAACACCTTCTCAACAACCTCGGGCAAGTCATGGATATCATCCAGAACGAGCCGTCCTTGCCTATCGCGGTACGGTGCCACTGCTGCGGTTTTCTCTGCAAAATAAGCGTCAAACGCCTCTTCGCTGTCAAATTCCGGCATTAACGCAATTTCCCGGCTGCGGTCCTTCATTAAGCGGGGCAAGGATACCCGTGACTTTAGTCATGGGAGGAATTGCCCATTCACTTCCTTTCGATTAAATAGTTTGTTGCAGGTTCTAATAACCGCAATTTTTTAAATGAAATGCTATCCGTAATGGTTGTATTATCGAGTTTTCTTAAAGCAAAATATCCAGATGACCTGCGTCCCGAAATAAAACATTCCTGCCCGTTATAGAGCACCTTATCCCAGAGGCGAAAACCTTTAACGATATAGGGTGCTTGATTGGCTTTTCGAATGCCACCTTTCAGAATTTTCGCTTTATGGATTTGCCTATTATGGTGGCGGATTGCTTTCGTGCGGTAACAAACACTGCAAGGTTCAGCCAGCGGATGCTTACTTATACAGCGAGCATCGTTGATGTGGCTCTTCTTTATGTTGTTTTGTTCACGCAGCAACTTAGTTATATAGCCGTAGGTGTTCTGTACCGGAATATTAAGTTCGTTGCGTAGGCGTATCAGTAGTGTGTTGCGCATAATGCCCATAAAAGCCGCATCACGAAGCGTTTTGCCGCGCTTTTTACCGTCAAGTGTTACCCTTCCTTTATGGAGGTTGTCGTGGCAAGCTGTACACAAAGTGATAAGGTTGTTTGGAGCGTTACCACCAACCTTACGGCTTTCAAGGTGATGTACATGCAGTTTAACGACTTTCTTTGCGGTGGTATGAGCACCGCAGCATTGGCATGTATAGTTATCGCGCTTTAAGACATACTGACGGACATTGTATTCGTCGTACATCTCACCGAGTCTGTAGTCGGTTCCTACAGGCAGAGGCTTTCCGGTGAGCATTGCTTTCAGGCGTTGCGTGTCAAACTCTGCGGTTTCTACTCTTACAAGAGTGACAGGCAAAATTCGACAGATGCGCTTAATAACAGTAATGTGCTCTTGGATTTTTACTTCTACCGAAGGCGCTAACCAACCTTTATGTTTGCTGTGTACACGATTATTGAATCTTGGCGCACGGTAACGAGTCTTGCGATAGCGTCTTGAACGACGCAGCTCTCTACGTGTAGAGAGTAAATTCACAACATCATTACGAGGAGTAAACTCTTCGCAATAGAGTTCGTGTGTTTCGGTAGATGCTGAAAGACCTACGTGCTTGCTGCCAGCGTCAACGCCAAGAGTGACAGGTTGTTTGTATCCTGCACTACCGTGCAGGAGTTTGATGGTGAACGGCGTGCGTTTCACAACGCAAGCTTTTTGCTGTTTCAACAAGATGCGAGCCTTTCCGGGTGAGCACGGCATCAAGGACTCGCCATGCTTGTTGAGTACATACACATACTGCATGATGCTATGCTCCTTTCGATAAAATAGCAGCTAAAAAGAAGCTGCCCACTCCTCCGAAGAGGGTAAAAATCCTTCCCCAAAGATATAAGCGGTTTAATACAGCCACACCTGTCGGCTTTTCCTCGGCTTTACGTGATGTGTTGTCTTAGAGCGTGCAGTTAGGATTAACGCCGCACGGTAACTATCTATTCGCTTATAACGGGGCGCAACTTAATGCGCATAGGGTAGTCAATATATCCTTTCGGACACAACTAAAATCACAGACTCGTGTTTCCACAAGCCCGCGACTTCAGTCGTGGGTTATTGACAATTTACACAGCCTCGTTAAACGCCGAGCAGTTCGCGCTCTTCGGCAGTCAGTTTATCGAGAACCTTCTGCCTGCGCTTTTCCCGCGATTCCTGCTTGGTGCTGATGATGAAGGTATCGGCGCGGTCGCCATCCTGCACAAACAGATTCGTTTCTGGAACCTGGGTGTATTCCGGAATAAAGGTCAGATACCCATGCTCCGCACACCACGCTCCGAAATTTCGGTTCAGGGCACTGCGTCCTGCAACGAAATCGCCGCCGTAGATGTCGATGATGACAGGGAATTTCTTGCCGTCGCCTTCCTTGTGCTTCGGAACATACGCAGAGATGGGCAAGCACTCATCACTTCTCTTTGTGATGATGTGATGTGTGACCTGCGTCTCGCTGCAAACTCCGATTGCGGTGGTATTGGGTTTCGGTTGCTTGCTTATGATTTTCTGCAAGGAACGCTCCTTGCAAAGTACGTAACGGTTGATATTCAAATTTCTTCCTCCTCGTTCTCGCAGCAGTCAAAAAGAGAGTTTTCCCAGCCCCTTTCAATGGCAACTCCGTAAGCCTTTTTGTACTGCTCCTTGAATCTCTGCAGGACTGCATCGTACTGACTCTGCGTCATAACAATGTCGTTAGAGTTGTCGTAGTGGTACAGCCGCATTTCAAATTGTCTGCCGAAAACATCCTTGTCCGGATACCAGCATAAATACAAAACTACATAGTCGTCATCACAGACATCGAGTCCAAACACCTTGTTGATGTCGAACTGCCTGGGAAGGAGAATGCTGATATAGTTGTCATCGATTGTCCGCATATCGTAATCGCAGAGGGTGAAGCGAAGGAACTCATCGAGGTCTTTGATGGTTACTTGACCATGTTTCATCACAGAGTCGATAAATTTTTTGTGTGCCATGATTTCTCCTTAGCTTATCGTGCGCAGCGGTAAAAGAACGCCAGCATCTCATCGTTTGCCATCTGCCCCCATGCCGTTTCCGGATGAAGTGCGGCAAAAGCGTGGTCGGCTTCTTTTACATTGCCGAATACGAATTGATGGTACTGGTGGTTGGTTTTCAGCAGCTTCACATAACGTTTTGTCTGTCCTTTCAGGAAATCTCCTTTTCCGGAACAAAGAAAGCACGGCGGCAGCAGCTTGCAATAGTATTCGGGACGAATATAGGAAGCGTACTTCTCTTTGCGCCATCCCTTCTGCATGTAGTTGTTCGCCAGCAATCCAACCTGACCTTTGTAAAGGTAGAACATCCCACTCTGAAAACCCATGGCAGTCACGCGGAGAGCCTGAACCTTTTGCGGGATATACCTTTCAAGACGGCGGATGACCAGCTGCATCTCGGTAGGATGGTGTAACGAAGCAACGGCCATAGAGGCCAAGAAAGCACCAGCACTGTCTGCGGTAACGAAGAGTTTTTCGATGTTGCCGCCGAACTCTGCCGCTTTCGCTTCAATGACTGCGAGCGCATCGAGAATATCCGAGATTTGTCCGAAGATATCCGTTTCGGGAACCAGACGGTAATCGGGGATAAAAACGATATAGCCTCTTCTTGCCAGTTGGATACTAAGATTCCTGTTCTGTTCTTTGCGGCCGGCAATCAAGCCCCCGCCATGAACATCCAGGATGATGGGTAGTGGTTCTTTGACCTCTCCGACTGGTTTGTAGACATCCATAGAAAGTCCTAAACATTTTCGAACCGGGATGGTAACAATATCGACAAGGCCGCTGTTGTGCATATGCGGCTGGCTGCGAATGATTTGTTCGACATGGATGCGCTCCTTTACGGAAGCACGAGTAATGATATTCAAAAAAATCAACTCCTTTAACAAAAAACGCGGCTGCTGCTCTTCTTGAACAGCAGCCGTATTTGGTGAAATCAACGGAACTCGAATGTGTATTCGGTCCCGGTAACGGTTGAAACGAAAATATTCACGCCAATCACGCCGAGGCGCTTTGTCGTGGCAGTCGTAAAAGAGCGAGCGTTCTCATTTGTCCCCACGACAAACCGAAGAGGCTCGCCGTTTACGACATGCAAGGCACCCTTGCAGCCGATAAGAGACTTGACTCTTTCGTCGCTGCTATTGGTGGCGGTTAAAATACACCCTTCCCGAATTCGCATTTGTAAATTCCTCCTTAATCAGAAATCTCAAGCCGAAGCTTGCGGGTACTGGTCAAGAACATCGTTGAATCGGGAATCTAGGTGCCGGTCATTTTCGTCACGGGCGGGATAACTGAACGCGTTCTCGTCTGCAGCAGCATCCGTGAACCCGTCCATCATGGTCAGGATACCCTCCATCCAGGCAGCGGCTCTGCCAAACATACCGTTTTCCTGTTCCTTGTTGCGGTGTAGGTAATCGGTAAGGCTTTCAAGCGCCATCTTCTGCTGGTAGAAGGTATCCCAGTTAATGTCTTTGATAGTGTCGAGGTAAGCGTTATCGTCCATTTTGAACAAACTCCTTAAAAAATAAATTTACGATGCATACCCCGAAAGGCTCCTGCAATCAAATTCCAAAACAAAAAGGCAGACTCTCCATGTGACTGGAAAGTCTGCCTTAACGGTTCAGAACTGTGAATGTGTGAATTACCTTTCGGTTGGTATCCATCGTACATTTTTCATTGTATGCGGTTCGCACATTCGCGCAAGGGCTTAAAGGTGAAATCTGAGAAAATTATTGGACAGTGACAGAAGAATTTACAGCCTCAGACGATGAATCGGTGCTCTCACTCGCGGCTGCATCAGAATTCGCAGCGTTTTCATCATCAGATGCAGCACCGGACTCGGTTGCTGTATCAGATTCCGGAACAGCGGCAGCGTCCTCAGCAGGTGCGCCGGGCATAGTCGCATACAGACCCGTCAGACGGACAGGCGCGTCACCGTAGCCAAGATACCCCCAGAAAGTATCAGTGCTGGCTTCATTGATGTACTCGGTGCCCTGCAATACCGGGAACTCATAGATATCGGTGATAGCCGTGCCTTTCACATCGGCACTGTCAAACTGGTCGCTGCAGGATGCCACAACGGTGCAGTCCTCGTAGTTCCAGACGAGGTAGAAGGACTTGGCACCGGTCTCTTTGTTGTACTCCGCGTCACGGAACTCATCAAAGGAAGTATACTGCGTGCCGGTCGGGCTGTTCTTCCAATAAAGGCCATTCGGGGTACCGAATACCGCATAGAGGGCGTTGAACTTCTCCTCGGGCGTGCCGTCAACAGGAAAATCCTTCAGAGCGGAAGGCTTCATCGTCGAATAGAAAAGGCCATTCTCAAAGGCGTTCCCGATAGTCATGCCGTCAGAAGCAGCCGTGGTGCTGTCCATGACATTCGATACCGGACCACCATTGAAGCCAATCTGGTAGTAGTTGGCGGATTCCCCATTCTCACCCTCGGTACAGACACAGAAATCCGAGATATCTTTTTCCAGACCTTCTCCGGTCACGGCATCCTCAATACTGTCGATGACCGTTTCCCCCGTTTCCAGAACGGACAATTTCAGGTATCCGGAAATCGGCATCTCGTTCAAATCCTTCACGGACACGCTCTTGATTTGTGTAGAGCTGCCTGATGCAGAGGAATAGAGTCCTGAAACGAATGCGCCATCCTCATAGGTCAGAGGATTTACACCCAAAGGCAACCCATCCTTCCATGTCATATCGGGCTTATCCAGAGTCCCTACAGCGAACTCTGGAAGATTGTCAAGCAATGACCATGCATTGATGGGCTCTGGCGTAGGTGCAGGAGTCGGTGCCGGTGTGGCAGTGGGCTGCGCGGCGGCGATAGCCGCTGCCTCAGAAGCCGCTTTCCGGTCCTGAATCTCCTGAGATGCACAGCCGGTAAACATCACTACGGATGCCATCATGACAGCTGCGGCGAATAGAATTTTCTTGTGTTGCATACTGTTTTTGCACTGTCTTATTATTTAGGCAGTGCTTTGCCTCCTTTTACATATCGTTTGTGCTGAATATGACCAATTACCGCAAGCCCCAAAAAGCCAACGGCAATGAGCATCGAACTGCCTCCGAGAAGAAACGCGCAATAACCGGCCACATCGCGCCACTGTGCGGCTTTTGCGAGCGTGCATATGACGCAGGCAATAAAGCAAAGCCAGCCAAAGAGATAGCCAGCCATTCCGATGGTAGCTACCTTCCCTAATACGGATTCTAAAAGCTTCAAAACAACCACATCCTTCCTACGAGTTTAATTTTATGCGATTCGCAAGTATTGGCAACAGGAAATTATCGCTATAAAAAGAAAAAGCTGCCCAACCGAAGCTGGACAGCGAAAATGCTATTGAATTTTACTGTTTTTTGTTTTGTTCTGCTCTTCTGCGCTCGCGTTCCTCGTACTCCTTCTTCTGATACTTCAAGCGTTCGTTCAGCAGAAAGGAGTTTTCATCGCGGGTCATGGTGAGTTTGGCTCTGTACACGATATAAATGACGATAAGTGCCAAAATGCCGTAGGTGAAGATGAGACTCAGAAGATTGCCAACAACCGTTACGATAATAGGCGAAATGAGATGGAGAATACCAATGACGAGCAGGAACATACCGCCAAAGACGATGACTTTTGCAGCGGTCTGAACGGCAGGCGGGTAGCCATCAAGAAAAGTGGATATAGTATCGTTGATTTTGGTGAAGATGTCATTTCTCTTTTTGCCATTGTTATTATTGTTTTCAACCATACTGGTCCCTCCCTTTTTATGCCAATTATAGCACATATTTGCACAAAATGCTATACCTCGCATTATATTGTGGGTGAGGACAGGAACCATTTTGTTTGTCAAGACGACAACGAAAAAAGCCGTCACCCCAAAGGGCAACGGCTAAGTGTATTGGTGTGATTAGCGAGGCAGGTTCTTGTCTACCACGATTTCGAGGTTGTAGTGAGGCAGTTTCGCAACATCACCCTTCGCAACCTTGAGAGCCGCCTTCATCTTGTCATCAGGCATGGACTGGATAAGGCTGTTCAGTTCCTCACAGGTGTGGCTGAGCATCGGACCGCGACTGGTGGTGAACATCGTAGCGGAAACCGGCTGGCAACCCTGAGAGACCATACCGTCCCAATGCGTGCGCAGTTCAGCAACGGACTTCATGTTAGCAGCAGTGCTCATGAAATCATAGATGTTGCAGTGGTTCTCGTCGATGTATTCAAGGACATCGATGCGAGTGCGGTTTGCATATACAGGGAACTGGAGCTTGACCTTGTTGCCGGTGTTGTTCATGATACGCTCAGCAAACTGCTTGGCGTATTCCTCGAGGGGGCAGGTCTTGTCTTCCACGACAGGAACAGCATCCTTTACAGCATCGAAGATGGCACGCCAGCCCTCATCGCTCAAATCGATGTTGGACTTGTTTGCGAGGGTGTTCAGGAACCCACGCGGCAGGTCAGAGATATCGATGGCGATGGTGCCGGTGAACAGGTTGAAGGAAGGATGACGAGCACGGTCCCAGATGGTATCCAACTGTGCGGTAGCGATAACGCGGTCGCCGAGCTGGATATCCACACCCTGGGTGCTCATATTTCCCTGATAATAGTGCTTCAGGGCGTAACCACCGGTCACTGCACGAGTTTGAGTAGCGGCTGCGTTGAGCAGACCGACCTCAACGGAAACAGGGATATCGTGACCATTGTAGTTCACGCTCAGATGATGCGTCCCGGTCACAGCCTTGTAGCGCTGGAAGATAGGCTTGACGAAAACATCGCAAGTCTTGCCGTTCGCCATCTGATAGTCGGGAATCAGAATACGGGCGGGAGCGGCACCGGAATCATCGGGCTTGAGGTAGTTGCGATACTTGACGCCGAAATGCTCCGCAATGGAACGGCGCAGCACATTGAGGCTGGAAACCTTGCTCGGAGCGCAGCTGCCATTCTGGGTCAGCATAGTGCTTGCGGTGCTCTTGTCCATCTCCACATAGATGATGGTGGAGGGAGCGCCGAGAGGCTTGTAGGCATCACGCATGACGATGTCGGCAAGAGGGATATCCTGCTGTTCAACAATCTTCATCTTGGTGTCGAAGGGGCCGTCAACGAGGTGGTAGGAATCCTCTTCCGGCTTCTTGGTGGCGATGAACCACGGATACTTGTTCCGGGTAGCGACCAGCAGGAAGTTGTTGAGACCTACGCCGTGGATGCACAGAGGACCCTCATCGGTGTGACGAGAGCCAAACTGCAGGCTTTCGCTCACCTCGTTGATGTCCATACCGTTGCCCCAGTCGGCAGTAACCATGCCGATTAGGCCCTTCTCGGAGCCTGGTACGAACGCAACCAGAGCGTTTACAGGGCCGGTGCTGTTCGACAGGATGTTGTCCATGGGCTCGCAAGCGGCGCTGTGCATCGGGAGAAACTGGTTGGAAACGGCATTGAAGTAGTTCTTGGTAATACCAACATTGAGAATATGTGCCTTCATAGTATACCCCGTATCGTGGGGCCAACGTGCTGCTCTTGAAATCATCTCCACAGCAGGTAGAGCCCCAAGATAGGGGGTTATTGTTATTTGTTTGTGTGTTTGTCTGTTATTACAGGAAGCAGACAAGCGTAAAAGATTGCTATCGCAAGTATCGCAATTACAATCACGATAATTACGGGGACTGGGATTTGTTCGATGAGCGCAAGTATCACGCGTTTTAACAGCAGCTAGAGAAGACGACGTAGCATCTTATGATTGCTGAAAAAAGCGCTTACTTGCTAAAATATCTTCTTGAACTTTGTCATGATAATTCTCCTTTTTTGATTGATATTCGTTTTATGCTAACGCACTTTATCGTTGTACCCACGGCTGGAACATGTATAAAAGATGCTCTAACGCGGCGTTCGCGGCTGGGATATGTATAAAGGATGCTTTGCTGTATTTGCAGCAAAACAACGATTTTCGCATTAACGCAGCGTGTACGTCCCGCTTTTTAGGCAGGAAATCTATTATAATCACCGTATCGTGGTGTACTACGATGCAGGAATGTTCCCGCATGACCAAAAACAGATAGTCCGCAAAAACCTCCAAAAGAAAAAGGACAGACACCCATGACGAGTGTCTGTCCTTTTCAAGAAAAGAGGATTGTGAATATGGCTATTGTTGCACTACCTATACAGGTAATGATACTGGTATCTTTGGTACGATTATTATTCTATGCCGTTCGCAAGCGCTGTCAACACTAATTTCTGATTTTTCCAAGCAAAAAGCCAACTGTGTGTCAGATAGTTTTTCTGTTATTCGTTGATGTTTTTCTGGTTGTGGTGAAGGGCACCACGGACAAATTGGTTCCAGCGAGCATGGTACAGGACGAACCAGTCCTCGAACTCCACCGTGATGTTGTTGACACCATGATAAGCAATACAGGTGGCTTTGCTGCCATTTTTCATCGTCATCGTAGTGCCAACAGATTTCACATAATCGTGCTCATCCTTGCGAGCTGCACTGATAGTACGCATCCGCATTTTGCAGTCGGGACAGCAGGTAGCACCGGATGCAATAGCCCGCGTCATGGCGCGAACGCTTGTCACGAACTCTTTCTTACAATCCGGGCATACGAAGATAGCGCGTCTTTCCGAACGAGCAGAAATTTCGCTGGGAGTGTAATCGTTCTTGTCGCTCCACAGAGGAACAACCTTAGGACACTGGGTAGCCAAATCATTGATTCCGGGAACAACCTTGCGACCTGCGCAAACAGGGCAACCGGTATGGTAGTACGTCAAGGATTTAACGACATTGCAAATAGAAGCCTTAAATTCCTGCTTGCAATCTGGGCATACGAACCACGCTTTCTTGTTGCTGCCTACAGATACTTCGCTGGGGGTGTATGTGTTCTTGGCACTCCACATAGCGGAAATCTTAGGACACTTGGTAGCCAAATCGTTGACGCCAGAAATGACATTCTTGGAATTGACAGTGTTGGTATTCATGGTAGACTCTCTTTCTCCTCGTATTTGCGCGGTCTTGCAACAAAAAAAGACAGGTCACCCGGTTGGTGCCTGTCTGAATTTTGTCAGGTTGTAAATGGTTGGTCGTGGTTTGGTATCTATTGTACAATACTCATTCTATACTGTTCGAAAACGCCGTCAAGACAACATTTCAAAAGAAAAAGCCGCCCCACCCCGAGAGGTGGAACGGCTGATGAGATTAGTGCTTGATGTAAAGCGAGGTGTCCCTGAACGGATTCAGGATACCAGGCTTATACTTGGTGCTGACATAATCAGCAATCTGAGTATCCGTCATACCGTTAAGCACATCGAGCCAGCATTCAGCGTTGATAGCCATGAGTCCGCCCATACCAAGTGCATTGTCGCAGCGTCTCATATCCTCTGCGAACGCCTCATGGTATGCGCAAGGCTCAGCAGCATGGATAAACCGATTGGTGTCGTACATAGTGCCACCTCACGCGTTTACCATGGCTTTAAGCCCTGCTTCGTCCAGAACGGGAATTCCCAGAGTGTTGGCCTTATCGAGCTTAGAGCCTGCTGCTTCACCGGCGACCAGATAGCTGGTCTTCTTGGATACGCTGCCGGTCACCTTACCGCCGTGCGCCTCGATAAAGGTCTTGGCCTCTTCACGGCTCATTGTGGGCAGGGTTCCGGTAATCACAAAGGTCTTACCAGCAAGCGATACAGCATCCTCAGCGGAACCGCTCGCGGATGCATTCGGTGCATGGTAATCGAGATTGACGCCAGCCTTGTACAGGGCCGTGACCTCCTGCTTGAACATAGGGTCAGAGAGCATAGCGTCCAGAGCGGCATAGATGGCATCAGAGAAACCGGGGATGTTACAATCCTTAATGTTATCCACATACAAGGCAGACAAACCGAGCAGGTTTCCGTCCGTTGCCTTGCACTGGGTAAACAGGGCGCGAGCAACATGACCGCCAATAAGACGATAGCCGAGACCTTTAAGAACACGGTCTGCGTTCTGGGTCTTGGAGTTCTCGATGGCTGCGAGCAGCTTCTTGGCCGTCTTTTCACCGTACATGTCGATGAGTTCAGATTCATCCTCATAGAGCCAGTACAGGTCTACGGGATTGGAGATGAACCGACTATCGACCAGGTCCTGAATGATTTGAGGACCAAGACCCTTAATGTCCATGCACGCCTTGGATGCGAAATGGATGATGCGGTTGACCGTTTTGGCGGGGCATGCATCGTTCGTGCAATACAGGTCCACAGACCCGTTCACGGAAGCGATAGGCTCGCCGCAGACAGGGCAAACCTGACTGGACATGTCATAGGGCACAGCATCTGCCGGACGTTTCTCCTTCTCGACCATGGTAATCTTTGGGATGATGTCACCGGACTTGTGCAGAACAATGGTGTCACCGATGCGGATGTCAAGATTTTTGATGAAATCCGCGTTGTTCAGAGTAGCACGTTCAACACGGGTTCCGGCCAACTGTACCGGGTCGAATTCCGCCACAGGAGTGACGCGGCCGGTACGACCCGTCTGCAACACGATACGGCGAAGAACCGTAGCCTTTTCCTCAGCGGGATACTTGAAAGCAATAGCCCACTTAGGAGTTTTGGTCCGCTCACCCATTTTTTTGCGGATGTCGATTTCGTCTACCTTGATGACAGCTCCATCAATGGGATAATCGATATCATACCGATGCTCCCCGATATCGCGGATAGCGGCGAGGATACTGTCGGTATCATTGCAATGCGCGTAGTAGGTGGTCTTGAAATCGCAAACATCGCGCAGATAGCAAAGCTGGTCGCAGTGAGAGTCAGCAAACTCAGAGGAATCCTCCCCGTCATTGACACTCTGCACATTGAAGATGAACACTTTCAGATTCCGCTCCTTTGCGACAGCCGGGTCCGACTGACGCAGAGTACCGGCAGCGCAGTTACGGGGATTGGCGAACAGCTTCTTCCCTGCTGCTTCCTGCTTGGCGTTGGTTGCTTCAAAGTCCTCTTCGCTCATATAGCACTCGCCGCGCAATTCGATTTTCCAGATACCTTCCGGCATCTGGATATTGACAGGGATGCCAAGAACCTTGACATTGTCGGTAACATCCTCACCGACATGACCGTCGCCGCGAGTGGACGCCTGTACGAGCCGCAGCTTTCCGTCAGAACCGGCAGGCTTAGCGTACACCAGAGACAGGCTCAGACCGTCAATTTTGCGCTCAATAGAGAAGGTGGCATCAGGATATTCCTTCTCCACAGAAGCCGTGAAATCGCGCACCTCATCGTCTGAGAAGACATCCAGAAGCGAAAGCATCGGGACACGATGCTCAACCGGAATACCGATAACGCGTTTGCCGCCGACTACCTGCGTGGGACTGTCGGATGTGACGAGTTCCGGATGCGCGGCTTCGAGGTCACGAATCTCGTGCATTGCACGGTCGTACTCTTCATCCGTTACGGCAGGAGCATCCTGCTCATAATACGCTGCGCTCCAGCGCTTGACCTTCTCGCAGAGTTCATTGTAGGTATTGATATAATCAGTCATTGTAGTTCAGTTCCTTTCAGTGTAGCCGCCATAGTATCTATCATACAATACATTTGGCGGCATTAGCAATATCGAACATCAGAAAAAGCAAGCCACAAATAGATGAGATTTGCTTTCCTTTTACTTTCTTTTCACCTTATCGTATTTCACGCCGAGAATCTTAGCGGCAGCGTTAATGGTTTCGAGAGAAGCGTTGTTAAAATCATTTTGCGCTGCCATATACAGCGCTTTTGTGCATCTGACGGCGTCACAAATATCGTAGATGGTATCCTTGTTTTCGAAAATCAGCAAATACTGCTCATAGCCGACTGTGGTATCTTCTTGATACTCAACACCGTTGGCATCGAACTCATATAAGCGGTTTGCGGTTCCGGAAGTCGGGATGCATTCAAAACGGTTGGTATCAGAATCCGTGTGTGTGACCACCATTTTGCGAATCGTCTCGGGATAAGGAACCCCAAAGCGAAACTCGACCATCCAGAGATAATCGCCTGCTTTAACAGAAAGCATTTCAAATCTTCCTTTCAGTGTTAATTTTTATTGTTTATTCGTACCCTTCAAAGCTTCGATGGCAATCTCAAATTTTCAGTTCGAGCGCAACTTTTTCTTCTGCGCTCTTATCGTTCATCCCATCGACGAGAATGTAAATATCTACGTTCCTTAAAACAAGTCCTTTCGCTTGCCAGTCGGTTTCTTTGCGAATCTTTTCTGGCAAAAGACGAAGTGCCTGCTTTTTGAGTTTGTCGATTTTTTCTTCTGTGGGGTACATTTCTTGGCTGAAGGTAAATTCTGCAGTTTGGTACGTTGTAGTCCATGCACGAACCTTTACCGTTACTGTGCTTTCCGAAACGTTGTAGTCTTTAAATGGGATTAAAGACTCACTCAGTTCCCCAATTCTCGCATTAAAGAGATTGGTTATACGAGCAAGTTCCTTGTGGTAGATTGCCTTTGCTTGTCGCACCTGTTCACGGTAGCACTTTACACAGTCTTCAACCGTGTAGAAGATGTTTACAGATTCACCCGTATATCCCCGATAGCCTGTATTATCCATTGGAGCAATCACCTTGGACATAACATGACCGTTCTTTACAGGTCGGAAATAAATAGGAGAATAATAAATTGTCTTATTTGTCTCCTTGGCATCTGTTACCACCACCGGAGTGGGTTCAATTCCACGAATTGGCTTTTTGGTCGGGTCTGCGTTTGCTCGATAGTCGCAAATCCAAACCATCTTTCCCGTAATGTTTTCCAGCCCTTCTGCGTAATCAAAATCCGCAAGAGATTTCGTCTTTTGAGGTCCTAATGCACGGTTATTTCGCCAAAGGGTTACATTGTTATCTTGTAGATATTCTTCGAGTTCCATTTTTTCACCTTTTCCCTTTCAAAGCTTCGATGACAACTTCTTCGTAGTCCTCAATAGCATAATAAACCTCGTTAAAGCCATTTGAGTGACCGCGTTCATACGCCTTTTCCCAAAGCATTTTCGCTGCATCATGACTGATAAGGACAGAAGATGCACTTTTTATATCCATTCGGATGAGTGTGAGGATATCAACCATGACATCCGAAATAGCTTTGTTGCGGTCGGTCACAAGTTTGGTTACTTCATCGTTCCATTGCTGCTGAAGCTGCCGCACCTTCTTTTTATTCCAATCGAGGGAATGTGCGCTGCTGATGATATCACCGGTTTTAGGACGCTTGGTTTTAGGGGTTGTGCGCATATTCCAAGCAGCCTCCATGCGAATCTGAAGATTTTTCCAACTACTATCCATGTTTTATTTCCTTTCTATGCGTTTTTTTACATCAGAATTTGAAATCCTGACATACTTCGATGCTGTTTTTGGCGTAACCGACAGCGTACAGTTCTTTGAGCAGCGGCGTATACTCCTCGACCGTTGCAGGAACGCCTGCCTTCAGATACCCGTAAGACGCATTCACATGCTGCCCATTGTGGACATACGCATCGAAATACAGGTTGGGGTCCTTCAATTTGAGTCTTTTGCAAAACTCGAGCGTTCCCGGTATCTTGTCAAGAAATACACAGGTGAGTTCGGAACCGGCTTCTGGATTGAGTTCGTCGGTACAGTTAAGAAAAGCTACTTTCATTTTCGTTCTCCTTTTTTGAGCGCAAAAAGGCGGGCCTCCCAAAATCGGGAAGTCCGCCTTAAAGCAAAATTGTGAATTGTACGAACGCAGTTAGCGCCTTAGTAGATGGTATCTATCGTACAATTCTTATTTTATTCGGTTCGCATATCGCGTCAACAATTATGTTTAAGGACCTGAAATTATAGCGGAAAATGACCGTAAAAAAGCGGACCCCCGTTTTTGGAGAGTCCGCTAAAGCCGTAATTATTGACCCTGATTCTCAGTCGGCTGCTGCGGTGCAGCGGGCTGCTGAGGCTGAACCGGCGTGGCAGGCTGCTTGGGCTGTGCAGGAGCCTGGTAGGTCATGTTGGGGTTCTGGGTCTGTTCCTGAGTCGGCTGCTGGTACTGAGGCTGAGCCTGAGCAGGATGCGCAGCCTTGTAGGTATCATACTTCTGCTTCATCTGGTCATAAGAATAGCCATCCTGCGGGATACCGAAGTACCGATACTGACCGAACGCCAGAATCATGTTGAAGATGGGGTTCAGGAAGAACAGGCCAATGGTGAAGCCAATCCCCTGCCCAAACGCGACACTCTGTTTGTACAGGGTTACGATGCTAATGATGACGCCAACGATGACCAGCAGCGTGCCGAGCAGCGGGATGCCGCCAAGTACAGTGCAGACGATGGGGACAAAGAACAGCCAGCCGTTGCCCCAGAAGATTTTGTACCGGATGTAGCTGTTGTAAAACGGGACGATGGACGCCCATCCGGGTTGACCGGCCTTTTCGAAGATTTTCCAGCCAGCCACAATGTTGAGAACGAAGAATGCCAGGATGATGAGCCAAAATCCAGCAAAGATGCTGAGAAGTGCATTGAGGGCCGCCGCCTCTGAACCGTAAGACATAATGATTCCTCCTAAAAATACTTTATATTATAAAGCCAATCGGCCTTATTTCTTTTCCTGCACGGCTTTGCGTGCCGCTTTTTCTTTCGACAGTGCTGCGAGTTTCTTGCCGCTTTCGACCAGGATTGCTCGGCGTTCTTCAGAGATAAACATGGGAGGACGAATTTTTACCCACTTTTTCGGAAATTCCGCTTCTACGCAATCTTCCTTGTCGATGGTCAGCTTCACCTCATCGGGATGCTCTGTTGCAAGTTTTCGCAACTCGTTCATCCGCGAATAATTTCGCGTATAGTACGAGCAGGTTTTCTCTGCATCGCAGAAATTGATGATGGTCTCGCGTTCGTAGGCACCATCGGCGCTTTGAGGTGTTTGGTTGATGGGACGCATTTTGTCATCTCCTTTCAGTCGCACAATACTGCCTTCTTTGCGGGTCCGTCCGGCGTAAGGTTACACGCATAAGCCCTACGCGGAAGCATAATACGACCGCGAACGCTAACGACGGTCATCTCCCGCGCCGTGGCTTGTTCGAATTCCGATGCGTCCAAAGCACTCCGGGTCAACAGAATAGCGTCGTCCGGCATATCGTTGAGCATCATTTTCAGTTCTTTAACTGTCATAGATTGTCTCCTTTTGCATGACCTCATCCAGCGCCTGCAGGAACAAGACGGATTCGGTGTTCTGCGTCCCAGCTGCAACGATACCGGAAATCTCGTTCGGCTCGATGAGGAAAACGCTGTCACCGTCAATGAATCCTTGCGGCCATGGCGCAGCATAATAGGCGTAGGGCACAATATCGGTTGCATAGCCGATAATCATATATTTCTGGTCAGCGTCCTGCCGAACCTTAACGATTGTTCCGAGCGAAAACGCGGATTTGAGTGTAGGTGATACTGAAACAAGCATTTCTCTTTTGATTTTCAAGGATGAAAACACCTCCATAAATACCAGTCTATGCGGTTCGCAAGAATGTGCAACGAAAAAGGCACAAAAAAAGGAGCTGCCCGAAGGCAACTCCCTGTCATACATAGATTTGCTGTGCTAAAAGCGAACTCAGCGATTTTGTGCGACCTTGACATTGAAGTCAAACAGTTCCTTGCTGGTCGAGCACCGAGAAGAAAACTCTCCGTCACGGTTCTGGATGACATCGGATGCCGGGACAGGCTTTCCGAAACCGTCGTCCACAAACACAGGATGCTTGCTGTCATCATTGTCAGAACGGGGCGAGAAGCTTGCGGCTGCGAACCAGTCTTCCTCATCGCTGCCCTGCTCGTCATACAGACGGCAGAACGGAGCAGGAATTTCGGGCGTCGGAAGCTGGAACATTGCTGCCTGCATTTCATTGCCGCCATTCTTCACATTCACATCAATGAGAGGGCAAATCGTATCGCCTGCACACTCCCACTTGGTATAGGATTGAGCGGTAATTGCGGTATTGCCGTCAGATACCTCAATACCGAGCGAAAGAATGTCTGATTTGAGGCCGAGCTTTTCCTGAAGCATTTCCGGGGTGAGAGTCAGAAGCTGACCGCCGACCGTGTTAATGATAAGGTTCATCGTTCACATTCTCCTTTTTGATTTTAGTAAATATAGTTCTCGCTTCGAAGCGCTGCCTGAACGGCGCGGATTTCTTTTTCGGTGAGTTGGTAGCTGCCAATCGGCGTGTTCGCGGAACCAAAGTAAGCGGAATCGAACACCATGCAGGCTTCTCCGTTCTCATTGAGCCGATAGAGGAATGCTTCCTTTGTCCGTGCATCAGTAGGATGGTCTACCAGCGATACGAGAGGAAGACCTGTGGTCGAGTTCTTGACCATCTGCCACTCGGATGCGTTCCGGTCACAGTACCCAGCAATGTAGATGTGCGGCTCGGAGATAAGGCGCAGGTCACGCTTCATCAATTCGAGCAGTGAATTGGCGGGCTTGCAGCTGTAAGTATTGGTCAATTCGGCGTTTAGCTCAAAATTGAGCGAAACACAGAAAACACGGTATCCACGCTTATCCAAGTCATCGAGCATTGCGGTACCAGCGCCCGAAGACAGGAATGAAACCATCTTGGTGTCCATGTTTTTAGGCAGGTAAAGCACAGCTGTAATGAGGTATTTTTCCGAACGCACCAGATTCTTAAACATCACGCATCATCCTCCGTCTTGGTAGTCATGCCATGGACTTTTTCGATGGCGGCAGCAATCGTGTTGTTCTCCAGTTCAGTCATCTGTGTGCAAAGGTAACCCCAGTCGATGGCATCGTGGACCTTGCGGACAAACGCATCGTAGGTGCCAGCGGTTTTCATCATTTCGACTTCCGATTCGTAGCAGCCGGATTCCTCGAGCAGATGCTGGATGTCATCGATGGGGTTCATTTCGATAGTTGGTACAGTTTTGTTCATGATACAAACTCCTTTAAGTGTTTTGGATGCGAAAAGAGCGGACCTCTCAGAATCGAGAAGTCCGCCCTTTAAGCGAAATTGTGAATGTACGAAAGGCAGAAAGCCTTTTTGATTTGGAATGGTATCTATCGTACAATACCCATTCTACTTAGTTCGCATATTTTGGCAAGTAAAAAATGTTGCTCATTCGAAGGCGAGTGGTGAAGAGTGTAATTTTAGATGTGGAGAACAGTCCACTCACTCCTTATTCTGTAATTTGTAATTGTAGCGTAGATTTCTAAAAAAAGCCGCCCACCAAATTATGTTGTGGGCGGTTTTTTGTTGTTAGTTTTCGAAATCTGGATTCTTCCAGACCGTTTTCTTTCCGTAATGGATATCCGAAATGTACTTGAACGGAATCTTATCCTGGTTTTTAAGAAGAGCATCGTTTTCCTCTAAAAATTCCTCAATGCGTTCCTCTTCACTACGCGGAGCAATGTTCCATGTATCGAGATATCCATCATACATGGCATCTATATTGAAAATTCCGTCAACGGGGTACTTGACAGAGTCAATTTCTCCGTTGACGTCCAAGCCAAGGTGGACGTTCTTATAGTTCTTGATGCTGTCTGTCAAGGATTTGAATTTTCCTTCAGGAGTATCGGGATTGCTGTACTTTTTCACGTACTCTTCCGTTAACTCCTCTGTCATGGCCAATGTAATCCAGAACTGGAGCCCGGAATACTCAAGGCTCGCTTTCTTGATTCTCTCCATCGTCCGTTCAGCCCAGCCAGTGGGATTAGCAAGATAATCCACTACCAGTTCATCAGCATTTGTGGATGTCAGGCCAAAGCAAGTCCCTTTTCCAATCTCATCGACAATGCTGTCAATAGGGCTGCGATAATTCTTATACCCCTTTATTATGCGACAGAAAGCGTTCTGTCGTGCTGTCTGGTCGTAATAACCGCCCTTGAGAATTTTCTTCTTGTCTTCTTCCGTCACATTCTCTCGGAACATATCGAACAGCTTCTGTGCCATTTCCTCTATGACAGAATCCGAGGTAAAAGAAGAACGGCAGAAAATCGTTTTGAAGTCCTGTGTTTCATTGACGGTTTTGGCATTATCGACAACGAGGCAAAGGAAGCGTATCTTCTGGTTGAATGTTACGGGTTTATTTTCCAAGGTTCCATAAAACCGTTGCCCGTACAGAACATCTACCTTATGCTCACCATAGGCGAGAGGTATGCGCATAAAACGGTAGTAATACTCGGACAGCTCACCGGAATCAAGAATGATATTGCCTTCGAACGAAGGAGCGCCGAGCTCGAGGAACCTTTTGAATCCCTCGCGGTTGATATTGTTTGCCATGATATTTTTCCTCCTAAATACTTACTTCGTTAAGCCCTCGAATTCCTGATTTTTCCAGAGCACATTCTTCATATTATTCTTTTTCCATCTGTACAGTCCAGCCGTTCACGTCGGAATAAACCGCATAGAGCAGTGTTGCGAAATTATAGCCTCCGTCATACAGCGTGTAACGAAGGGAAATGTTCAGCGCAAGAGTGCGTTCCTTGACGGTGCCATCACAATCAAGATAGCTGAATATCTTTGTCGGATGGGAAAACCATGCTTTCCGTTCTTCATTGAATTTATCTTCATCGTATTCCACGACTTGCTTGAAACACGAATCAAACGTAGCAAGCTTGACCGACGAAAATACATCAGCCATCATCCCACACTTTTCAATCAATTCATCAGGCCATTCGACTTTGATGATTGCTGCACCATCGCGCAGTTCTTTCAGTTCTTTGCGGGGGCTCAGCGAGACGTTGTAGCGTTCACTGAGGAAGGTGAACAGCCAGGACCAGTCAATGACTTTCAGGAAGTTAGATACTTCCTTGGAATCCATGAAAATTTTGATTTCTTTCCGTGCCATAGTTTTATCTCCTGTTTTTCGATTTTCTAAAAAATGGTTCAAGTCATAGAATTCCAGTTGTTGCCCAACCATTCACACCAGCCTGTGGTGGAGGAGGGGCAATTTTTGCTGTCCGCGCAGATATGATTCAGCAGCATTGCCAAGTGAAACTTATCCAATGTCCGAATCATTTCGAGGTTTGTCTTATCAGACCGTATGATTGTCATGTCAACGTCGGTTTTCGTCTTGATGTACGATATAGCGTCGTCCATTCTTTTGAAAAAAATTCCGCAGACAGGGACAAAGTATCCAACCTCGATGGAAAGCTCTGCCAAAAGACGGTAGCTGTCAGCAGTGTTTGTCCTCTGGAAAAGTTCATCGAACTGAGCGCGAATTTTCTTCTCATCGTTTTTCCCAATGTCATTCAGGTCAAAGATGTATTCCTGAACAATGAACCCATTATTAGATTTCGTGGGCACATATGCTTTGTAACAGGATGCATCAATCTGTTTCATGACAATCGGAAAGTCATGGGAAGACATGGAATAGAGACGTGCTTTATCGACTTCCTTTTTCAGCTTTTCCAGCAGCTTTTCAAGAACAGCCTTGAGATATTCGGCGTGCTGATGGCAGGTATCCACTTCTGTCTGGAACATACCGGTGTCATCTTTGAGCCGCCCGGTTTCCCAAGCTTTGTCAAAGACGCACTTGAGTTTCTGGAGCTCGGTTGCATCCAAGTTGTCGTATTTCCCGGACTTCGTTTTAGCCTCAAAAATGGCGATTGCTTCACGCACTTCACTGTACGAATCAAGTATCAACTCAAGGTCCTCCAAAAAGAGTTTCTTGTTGATGTCGATGGAGTAATTGATGTCGGTAATGCGCAAGGTTATGGTTTTTGCTTTATCTTCGACATCAAACCCCATTTCCCGGCAGATATCCGGGAACTGTTTCAGATACATCATATTTTTTCACCTCAAACTTTCTCAGCGATATCTTCGCCGTATACCATGCTCGGGTTGGAACCGTTGTCCCATTCGGCAACATAGCTAAAATCTACAGTTAATGTGTTTGTCGTAGGCAATTTCTCCTTTCCAAGTAAAAAAGCAGGCCCGCCAAAATGGTGGGTCTGCTTGTTGTTTACAGATTGTGAATTGTACGGTGGCAAATGCTGCTAAGTGGAATGTTATCTATCGTACACTTCCATTCTATTCGGTTCGCACAAACATGCAAGTAAAAATGGGCCTTCCCAAAAGGAAAGCCCACTGTATGGTATTGCTGATACTCAGATAGCTGCACAGAAGTTCGCAAGGCGCTGCCAAAGCAAGTAGTTGTCGTAGCTCATGCGTACCTTTTCGGGTACACCTGTAACGAGATACCACTTGTGTGCCTTAGCCTTGATGTTCGAGATGCGCTGCTGTTCACTGCGCGTAAAGGCTTTGCTGAACATACGGCGTCTGCGCCCGGAATTCCAGTATGCACCCTCCATAGTCTCGCAGATAAGAGCATAGGCAAGTTCGTTCTGAACATCGTCATGGGTCAACTCGATAATCTTACCCATATTCAGGCACCTACCTTTCGGCTGGACTTCTCGCGGCTCTGATGCACCATGGAAAGCGCATAGTCGAGCGCAGCAGCATCATCCGGCAGATAGGTGACGGATTTGAGTTCTCCGTACTCGCTGTGATGGCGCGGGATGGTCTTGGGTCTATCCGTAACGACCGTCTCCTTCTCGAAATGCAGAGCAATCCGATTTGCAGGAACGGCATACCGTTTCTGCCGCTCGCATTCCTTGAAGTAGTCGATGGGCGTTGCGAACCCCAAGGGTTTTCTGCCATCAAGTCCCGTAACGGTGACGACATACGCCTTGATGCCTTTCGCTTCCCGTCTCTGCTGGTCCGCATAGTAGTGGAAGGAGATGTACATCGGCGATTCCTTCAAATACGCGTTAGATTCCCGCGCAATGTAGGTCCCGCTTTCCCGGCAAAACCACAGAAATGTCTGAGGTTTACCGTCGGCTTTCGCTTCCTTTGCGGCTTTCTGAATGACCTTTGTGTCGAGGTCAAAGTCCGACTGATATTGTTTTGTTACCTGCTTCATCGCAGATTTCAGTTCCGGTAAAATCGGAATCATAGTATTATTCATAATTATGGAGCAGGACACCCCATCTATAGCCGTAAGGCTTAGGTGGGGAGGAATGCATTTCTTAGAAAAGACTAAGATACAGCGTTTCCTGCTTACCTCCTTTCAGTATTTAGATGATTTGTATCCATGCTCCCGCATGGCAAACAACTTGAACTTTGGAAATTGCTACTGACTTACTTTTCCCGTTGACGGGAATCAAAAGTCTTGTGCCTTTGTTATGGCACCCGCTTGTAATGTACGTTTTACCTTCGAGACGCACAGTGTCGTATGGCTGAATTGCATAGCGCTGCCTTCTTATAGAGCGACGACCCCTCGATACCTTTTTGTTGCGGTACTTGTGCAGGTTTTCGGAATCTTTTTTGTGGTCGCGGCTGATTCTGCCGTTAAAAAGTTCCTTGCCTTTTGCCTTGTTACCAGTGCGAGCGTCAATATAAGTGGCATCGTAGAATTTTTCCAGCACACGATTGTTACGCTTTATCTTTTCGTAATGTACGAATGTGCAGCGACGGCTTGGATGAAGTTTACCCATTGCGTATGCATCATTATTATGACTCTTTTCAAGCTGAAGCGCGATGCGCTTTTCTTTTGTCATTGCGCCATAAGTGATGGTCACAAATTCTTTACCGAATGTGGCGTACAGTGCATTTACTATCTGCCAGCGAATAGCGTTCATAAACGCTGCACCTGTAAGGTTGGCAAACTTTTTGTCTTTACCAAAACTGAAGAGTTTACCTCCCTTTTGATGATTAGCTGGCGTATGGCATTTTTCACACGCTGTAACCAATTCATCAAGCTGATAGCCATGTCTGCCTTTCCAGTAGAACATGTGGTGCATGTGCAAAATAGCACCATCCGTAATTTTGCGTTTACAAACCTGGCATGTGTAATTATCACGGTAGAACACCGCTTCACGCAAGGTTGCCAAGTTGTAGCGCGGGCCTTTCTGGTAGTCTGCGCCTTCTGGCTTTGCTTCACCTTTCTGGATAGATTGCAGCAGCATCGTGTCAAAAGAACCAACCTCAACAGTTGCATGAGTAATCGGAATCACAGATACATACCGTTCGATAAGGCTGATGTTCAACTGCTTCTTATGCTCCAGAGAGGGTGCAAGCCAACCTTCATCACGCTTGCGGTTATCGAAACGCGGTTTACGGTAACGCAGTCTGTTTCTTCGGGAACGACGCATCTTGCGACAATCATCGTGATGTTCCTTCTCATCCTGCAATGTATCATATTGAGCAGATACATATTCGCGAGATTTGCTTTTTGCGCTGATACCGATGTAGTTGTAACCTACATCCTCGCAGATTTCGATGGGTTGGGTGTTTGTTTCGCTGTCATACAGCAGCTGGATGGTAAAGGGATGGTGTTTAACAATTTTCGCTTTTCCGTCTTTCAGAAGTCGGCGTACCTTGCTAAGACGGAAGGTAGGCATTAAGCGTTCACCATTGTTGCTGAGAACACAAACGCAAGTGTTCATGCAAGATACTCCTTTCGTTAAATAGTAATGAAACTATAAGTCAGGGCTTGCGCCCTGTGGTCCACTTCGCCAATGTTATGCACTGTTTTAGCCTTTCGGCATGGCAACCGCACATCTCCTACCCTTAGAGATTTTTAACGTAATACATATCAACGGCTTGCGTCATTGACACATACACTGCCCGCAGAGCCCGACACTTGTGGAGCATAATCGGGGTGCCTATATTATGAAGATGATTGCTCATCAAATGCATAACGGAGTTCGCAGCAACCAAAGTTGCCGTTCACCAAGGCTAACCAACCGGGCTTACGGGTTTCCCCGCAAGCCCCGTCTATAACCGGCGAACCGGTTTAGGCGGGGTTGTTGACTTCAATTCCCCTTTTTGTACGCTGTGAGCTTGGAAATATCCATGTCATAGCGTTCATATTTGTGGATGTAATCGAAAACGGTGTTCATCTGTGCCTGAGTTGCGGTTTTGGTGGCGTCCATATCGAGAAATGTTTTTCCCAAAGACGGATTACGAACCGCAATCCAACCGCGCCGGTACAGGTAATCGAGACCCTTCCCGCTCCAATCATAGGCCATGTCCAAGACTTCCTTGTCAGAGAGGTTCAGGCGTATTCTGTTTTGCATGATGATGCGTCCCGCAAGAGCCGCATGCTCTCCGAACTCACAGGGATACCACGTTCCGTCCGGAGCAATCATGCCGTATTCAGATAATTTCTGGATGTTGATAGATTCGTTCACGCAAATAACCCCTTTGTAGTCAGGTGTTGTTGTCAAAAAACTCCTGGCATTCGGTATCGTTCATTACGAATCCGAAATACGCTACACGCTTAACGGTCGTCTCCCAGACGCGCATCGTGCGACTCCGGGGCTGTACGACCCAGGAATGACAACGCCAAAGCCCGTCCTCAGAAAGAGCATACCCGGTCGCAATAGAGCAGTGACCACGGTTTGCATCCCAAAGATAAGCGGAATTCGCGTGACATTGACTGGGCTGACCCTTGCGCATATAGCTGCTGCCATAGAAGAACTGCCCCCGACTGAGTGTTTTTACGGCGTCTTCGTCGTAGGCAGTCATGCAGACCTCATCTCCTCCGAAACTGAGAATCTTGTCATGCAGTGCTTTCATGGCATCGAGCATCTCCTTGGAGAATCTCGATTCGCCGTTATATACCTGATGGCTGTCAATCCACCGCTTCCAGTCATCGCTCATCGGATTCCAGTGGATGGGTGCGGGCATCTGCTCGGGTGCTGTGATGGGTTTCAGGCTATTCCAGCCTTTTCGTGTAAGTGTCATCTCGTTACCTCCGCTGGTTTCAGGAGTTTATCGATTCTTGCAATGATTTCATCGCGCTTCTCTCCGCTCGGAATCGAGTCACTGTGACCCTTATCCGTGAGAAGCGTGTCGAACATGGCAAGAATTTCATTCGGATTGACCGGCTTCTCGGCAGAGGCACGAAGATAGGCTTCGATATCTTCCACGAGATTCCAGTATTCCATGCCATACAGCATCGCACTGTTTTCGTTGCTATGCCGGTCTTCTTCCTCGCTTGCATCACTGCAAACGATAGGAAGTTTTATCTCGGCGAGATAATCGTCAAAGATGTCCGCAGTATAAGCGGCGAGCCAGCGAATATTGGTATTCATGATTTTTCCTCACTTTCTTTCAGCTTTTGCCGCAAGCATCATCCCGCAGCATTTGTTCAGGCAAATGACACTGACCACGAGCAGCGCGATATTGTGCAGCGTGAAGGACTGTGCCAAAGCACTGATGCTCAGGAAGATGAAGAGAACAAACAGGACAGCTAAGGTTTTGAAGATGGTATAGATGATTCTGTTCATGGTAATGCTCCTTTTTTGCTCCGGTTATCGAAGCATGTCAACGATTTTTCCGACCAACTCATCATTGGTCACAAACTGGTTGCGGCCCCTGGCACCGAGCGATACAGAGGAGTAATCCTTCATATCGGCGGCATAGCGAACCATATTCTTGTCGGCAATCGGCTGATAGCAAGACCGTTCTGTGGTCACATACACGCATTTTCCGTTCAGGATATTCATGATGTGTCCGTAGCAGCCCGTCTGCTTGCCGTTGCGCTGCATGTTTTGCAGGTTATGCGTCAGCATCAGACCGTCGTTCTCCTTCTCGGCACAGGAGAGCATAGACAGTAGTTTTCGAGTCTTATACGCAGTGTTTGTCATAGTAAATCGCCTCATTTTTTAGAAATACTTGTAAGCAGCGTTCAGCCGCTTGTTGTAGAGTTGTAAGGTGGTCAGGTTCCCGCAATAGACCTTGCTGGACGAGATAGGGACATTCACCCCGGCTTCCATGTGCGAGAAGAACATCGCAAGACAATCTTCTACACTGTCGCTCGTGGTGAGTGTCTCGTATACCGGATACGAGTACCCAGCTGCCTGACTGTAGGTGGCATTGAGCTCATGGACAAAGAATTGGACCTGACCGGACACGGAACTTGCATCCAAACCCGATGCATAGCACCAGTTCAAGAGATTCGTCTTACGGCCGTGTGTCCATTGCAGAAGCCCATAGCCTCCGTCGTTCGGATTCTCGGCAGTAACACGAAGCCCGCTCTCCATTGCCATGCACCCCATCACAGCTGCAGTGCCGGCCTTAGAAAGACCTGCATCCCGCAACGCTGTATAGATGGCGTATTCATTGTCAGAAAGGTTCTGAGGCATCGTGTCCGTCACAGGTTCTTCTGCCGGTTCCGCCGCAGTCTCTGCCGTCTCGACAGAAGGCTCAGATTCGGGCTCTGTCTCGGTCACCTCCTGCTCAGGTATAGGCAGTACCGGCGTGAAAGGCGGCTGAGCGTTGAGTTCACGAAGATGAACCTCCAACGGCGTGACATACTCGATATCGGAATCATCATCAGATGACTTTACCGGCGCAGCATACGCAGGCGTCGAGAAAAAGCATGCTAAGCAGCCTATGATGGTGATGATGCTGAGCATAAAAGCGGTGGTCCCGGCATAGAATTTCTGTTTGTCGTTCATTTTCATTTGTGATTACTCCTTTGAATAAAAGTTCCCGCCGACAAAAGCTGTCTGGCGGGATGTGATTGATGTTCGGTTGTCGGAAAAACTTCATGCTTCACGGACTACGATGGCGGTATATCCGCTGTTGGCAAGATACCGATACGCTGCATCATAGGCGTCGCCGAGCGTTGGGGCTTTGACATACCCGATAAAATCGGAGCAGATAACCATGCCGGAAAAACCTGGGTTACCGGCATAGATGGCGAAGCGTGTGTTTTTCTTGGAATTGCGATTAAACATAGCGGACCTCCTTGCAGTCACGTTCAAAAAGATGGATACGGATTTCTGAAAACAAAAAAGGCAGACCTACCACGAATGGTAAGTCTGCCTAATTTGAAAACAGAATTGTGAATGATGTACGCCCGAAAGATTCGGCTGTGTAGAATGTTATCTATCGTACAATACCAATTCTATGCCGTTCGCAAGGATACGCAAGAGAAAAACAAAAAAAGGCGAAGTCTTCCGAAAAAGACTCCGCCATGGTTTTGTGTGCGATTTTTGCATTTCAGTGTTGTTATTCACGGCACATTTCTCGCATCTTATTCTTCCTCAAGCCATTTCTTGGTGATGTCAAGAAGGCATTTTCGGAATTCAGGAGCGGGCTGCATCGGAATCGAAGACCACTGAGAATCGAGAACGACAGGGTATTCGTACTGATTGCCGTTATGCGAAAACGGTATGAACTGAACTTCTCCGTCCACGAGCCATAGCTTTTCCGTTTTGATGGGGTCGATGTACTCCGTCAGCCAGCATTCGTGCGTGACAACGGAATCCGCCACGAAATACTTTGTCTTATCGTCCAGTATCAGTGCTGGATTGTTATCCTCGACACAATACACTCTTCCGACGAACGGCAGGAGCATCGTCTCGGCGGCGTGTTTCGCGCTTCTCCCCTGCCGAATTTCCGATAGCAGGAAACTCGATATGAAATGCGGGATACCGATGCCGGTCAGGCAGTCATCGAGTGTGTGTCCGGTACAGATTCTCGGTGTTTCCTGGTCCTCCCCCTTCATCCGATTCGTAGGGATTTGCGGAACAACCTTGTCCGGCAAGCATCCGGTATTCGCCATGAGATGAAATAGTATCTGCATTATGGGACTTACTCCTTCGGCAGTTTCTTGCGAAACGGGTCAAGGTCTCCTGGCTTATAGACCGACTTGACGTAGGATTTGATGTCGTCTTCTCCAAGGCTCTCAAAGAGATTCAGCCAGCATTCGGCTTCAATCCGCATCTCGCCGCCCATTTGATACGCTTTCTCGCACTGCACCAAATCAAACTGAAAATCGTTCTTGTAGCGGCAGTTTTCGGCTGCTTTTGCAAATTTCGTAAATGTTCTGGTATTCAAGGTTTACCTCCTTTTCTGAAAATGGAAACAAAAAAGCAGACCCTCATTTCGAGAGTCTGCTCTAAGCACATAACAGATTGTGAATCTACCGGTATGGGGAATCAGAAGATGGTATCTATCATGCACTTACTATTCTATTCGATTCGCACAACTGTGCAAGGGGGATTTTGAGATGCGGCTACGCTTTCGATGGTTTCCCCGCAGCTACGCTTCCCGCTCATTCAATGGCGGCAGCTACGCTTTCTATGTCGTCTGCGTTCAGGTTGATGTATTGCCACGATTGCGGGGCGCGTTTCAGGTGCAGCTGATGCATGGGCAGAGAAAGTTTGCGGACATTTGAGATATTCCAGCCATACAGCATGCCGGTTTTGTTGCCATACTCGAACAGCGCGGCTATATCGATACAGCTTTCCCGAATAAACTTATCCGCCATACCGGACAGCTTTTCGCCGTCTGCATAGTAAGGAGACAATCCTGTCAGGCAGTTCAGCTGGTCGATGTCCTCGCAGGTAAAAGCCCCGATGATTTCCCCTGCACCGCCGTTTGCCTTTGTCTCATAGCAGAATACAGCGAATGGAAACGAGATTTCCCAAGGCCGAGATTTGCGGACTTCGAGCGTCTTTTCACCCGACATGATTTTAGCAAGCCATTCGCGTTTTATCGAAATGACGACCGCTTTGCCGTCATTTACCGCGAGTGCATTTTTGAGAACCGTCACAACTCATCACTCCTCATATTCGTAGTCACAAAAGCTGTTGACCTTTCCTTCTGTCTGTTCGTATTCGGACATAAATTTTGCGACAGCCAACTCGAAGTGCCCACGGCTGATACCGGTGACATCCGAAAAATCGAGGAATGCGTGCTCAAAGTTGCTAACCATAGCCACGAGAATGTACGATTCAAGTTCCTTGGAGAATTCTTCCGGAGTGCCATCGAAATGGATGGTGACATCCTTAGATTCGTCGTCAGGGTCAAGATAATTCGAAACAGCCTCATCCTTCGCACTGGAGAAGAACCCATCGACATTGTCACTCACTCGCAGTTCAGCGGAATCGCTAAGCGGTACATTCAGCCCACCTGCAGCTTCCGATTCGGCCATCAGTTGCATAACATAGTAGCGAAACATGAGGAACGCGCACACACCCGTAGGCTCAAAATTCTGAATGACCTTTTTCAACTGCGCCTGACGGTTGTTTACGACTTTGTAGTTTGCTTTCATCAAATCTCCTTCTTTAAAAAAAGCTTTACAACGCATGAATATTTGATTTGCCTGGTGCAAACATCAGCGGCTCGTCCGTTACTTTCAGAACAGTGCCGTCCCCTTGCCTGCACGCATACAGGATTGCTTTGAGCATCTCATAGGCAAGTTTGCTGTTGTAGGCAAGCCCTGCGTTTGAGATGCCGAAATTACCATTCCAGCCAACCCTGAGTTTTCTCAGCTGTGGAATCAGAAGGTCACGGGCTTCCGCTATGCCGATGCCGCCCCAACGTGCGTCATGATACGCCTGCAACTGCGGTTTGTTGTCGGTATCAGCTATATCGAGAACCTCATAGATGATGCTGAACTGTCCCATTAGGATTCTGGAATACGCATCGAGGATGGCAGCAGCTTTTACCCAAGCACTTTCGTTCATGTCGATGCGCTTAGTATACGGGGTCTCCTTGTTCCCTGCCCCGATATCCACTGCCGCGAGCGCAGTGTGATAAATCTCCTTTGCTGCGTTTTGCATGAAAGGTACGGGAGCGGTGACCTTGAAATCCGTGAACATCGTATATACCTTTTCAATATCCGCGTCATGCACACCGTAGGCGTCACCCACTTCTTTGCAGATGGAAGAAAAATCATTGCCGTAGAATGTCTGCATCACCTGCATGATATGCAAAAACAGCTGATACTGCTTTTCGGTCATTTCGAAAATCATGGCGCACCTCCGTTACTTTATTGGCATTATACCACAAATGTGTATTCAGTACAACCATGAACGCTGATTCGTAACAAATAAGATACAAACAAAAAAGTGCCCCTATATTCCTCGACTGAAATCGAAGATTTTAGAGGCAGTGGCGCTCATGGAAGGATTCGAACCTTCGGGCGATTTCTCACCGGCGGTTTTCTGGACCGCTGCCATCGGCCACTCGGCCACATGAGCATATGGCGCAGAGAGCGAGATTTGAACTCGCAAGCGAGGAGTGATTTAGCACCTGCTACAATTATGGTTAAATTGATAGTAAGTGTTGTTTTGCCTCGTGACTGGGTAGCAACCAGTTGCCATACCGTTAGGCGACCTCTGCATGTAAACACCCTATGCAGGGTGCGTTGGTGACCCCTGGCAGACTCGAACTGCCGACTCCAGCTTGAGAGGCTGGCGACTTGGACCAACTTGTCGAAGGGGCCTTATGGTGTGCCGGGTAGGATTCGGACCTACGAACCGAAACGGAGCGGTTTTACAGACCGTTTGCTTTGACGGCTTGCATACCGACACATATGGTGCGCCGGGTAGGATTCGAACCTACGAACCGTAACGGAACGGTTTTACAGACTGCTTGCTTTAACCACTTGCATACCGGCGCATATGGTGCTCCCGGCTGGAATCGAACCAGCGACACATAGGGCTTCAACCTACTGCTCTACCAACTGAGCTACAGAAGCAGATGGTGACCGAAATGGGGCTTGAACCCATACTCTCAAGCGTGAAAGGCTTGCGACTTAACCAATTCGTCTATTCGGCCATATAGCCGCAATCCTGCGGCGAGGGTTTATGCGATGACGAGAATGTCATCGATTTTCGTATCGAGCATCGCGGCGAGAATCACAAGGTTGTCGATGGTAGGAAGTGCAGTGCCTGCCTGCCATTTGGCTACCGCCTGTGTGGAGACACCGAGCGTATCCGCCACATCCTTTACCTTGATGCCTGCCGCTTTTCGCAGTGCCTTGATATTGGCACCTGTTTGCTGGATATCGATTGTTGGAACGTTCATTTTCTTTTGCTGCCTTTCTGTATTGCAGGCAACAAAAAAACGCTGCCTGCCGAAATGAATCGACAAGCAGCGTTCGGAATGCAAATGCCGTCAGAAGACGCACCGCAGCCGTTCGAGGTCTGTTTTTGCCTGTCGATGGGTATAGGAAACAAAGCTGGATTCGTAGGACTCGAATTCAGATTCATAACTATACTCAGCAAACGACATAGCATTAACAGTCTTGCACAGCATCTTCGGTTGTCTCCTTTCGTTTCGTTCTGTTTACATTATACCACTTTTGTGGTTCTGGTCAATCAACTTGTGGTTGATGTTTATTCGCAGTAACCAGCTCCTTCGTGGAGAATGCGGTCTGCACCGAGTTTGTGCTTGCTCATCACACATACTCTCCGTCCGGAAGCCTGTCCGCATCCGGCAATTCATCGGCAGTCAGTTCCCTCAATGTTCCTTGGTCTGTATCCAAGCCGATGGTATACATATACACTACACGGCTATCCCGGAATACTTTGGCCGGGGTCTTGCTTTTGCTGACGATTTGTTCGATTTGCTGCTTCGACGCCGGATACAGGACCCAGCGTTCTTCGCTTCGCACTTCTGTGCAGTTACAGAAATACAATTTTTCGTCCTCATCCTTGCATACGCAGAGCAGCGAAATGCCGTCATAACTCCAAAACACTTTATCGACAACAAGTTCTTTTCCAAACAATTCCTTGAAATTCAGTCCCTCAAACAAGGGCTCTCCGCGTAAACTCATATCCGCTCCTGCTTTTGTGCTTCTTCATGCCTCAACCAACTTGTGGTTGAGATTTTGGGCTTATCTGCGGCCAAGACGCGAGGATTCGAGGAAGTGAACCTATCGGTGTGCGCTTTTTACTTTTATGCTTGCCCATGCCTAGTCCTTCTCAAGAAAATGTTCCCACTGCGTTCGCCTGATTGGTGTGCCGCCGAAAGCATAGTGCTTGTCATAGTAATCCGACATCGCCTCGGCATATTTGGCGGCATCAGTCGGATTATAAAACACCGTTTTGCCAATACTCTTTACTGCAACCCAATGAACAGCAGTGTGACCATCCACATCCACACCGACGCAATGCGCATCGACATATTTTCCCTTAAAGAATCTTGTAATCTTGACAGGGTATACAACATATTCCAGTTCAACGAGTCGCTTTTCGTTGTAGTACCGATGTTCCCAGACGCCCCAGAGAGTGTCGCCAATTTTCGGCTTCATGCTTTTCATAAGAGCCTCTCTTATTTGGTGGTTTTGGTCGGGAAAACCTCATACACACTAACATACAGCATCCCCGGCATGTAGTCAGCATATTCTACCGGACGCTTCTGGTCGTACACCTTCACATTCGAACAATCATCTGCCGTAAGCCAGAGATATTTGACATGCTCAGCATAGCGAGGGTCTTTTGCGCGATACATTTGCCCTTCTTTGATTTTGAGGCGGCGCATACAGGCTTGGACGCGGGAAAACTCAACAAATGCACCATAGTCACCAATGACGATACGGTTGTACCCGTTGGTAATGACTGTGCCATCAGCGGTTTCGAGCGAAATCGTGTCACCGGACACATTGCACCATTCCGGCAATGCCTTTTGAAACTCGGCTCTCACATCGCAGAAGAAGGTACGCGGGATGGGTTTGTATTTGTGTTCGTTGGCAAGCTGCTCTTGGTATCGGAGCATCTGAGCGCCGATTCCTGAGATTTTGTGTTTCACAATTTCACCCCTGACCCAGCATCTGCGCAGAAGCAACTTCCCGAATATTGCGATTCTCTTTTTCGGGAGCCGACACAATGCGGCGATGAGAGCGCATCAGCGTCAATACGCGGTTACGGAGCTTTTCGTCCTTGATAAGCCGAGCAACCTGTTTGATTTCCGATTCACGCAGATACATTGTACTGTCGATGAGAACGCCATGTACTTCGCCGTCTTCGGAACTTTTCTCAACCTTATCGACATTGTCATAGGCATAGATGACATCTACGTCGATGGTGATGGACGCTTTCTCAAGAAGTTCAATTCCTCCTTGGGCTACCAGCCACTTGTGTGTGTAGCTTTCGTCAGAAATGTATGTTTCGCCAATGAGTTCCAGTGATGGTGAAACGAGATGGTTTGTGGAATAGCGGATATGGTCCTCACTTTCATTGAGGTTGTCCTGCCAAAGTTGCATCGGCTTAAGGCTCTTGTCCTTGAAGTGAATGTAGGTGTCCTGAATGAATGTGCAGATGGTTCGTTCAATGTGGTCGATTTCCGGCATCTCTTCTACGTTGCGGAAAACAAGGCGTGTAGACTCACCTTCACCGTACTCTTCGTCGTCCGTCACATAACGGACTTTCTCCAGCACAAACTTTGGTTTTAATGCCTCTTTAACGGCTTCGAGAGAAAATACATTCCACTTCATTAAATTATGTGTGCAGGGTACACCGTCTATAGTCGCTTGCGACTTAGGCGGTGAGGAATGCACTAACCAAGAGGCAATTTGAAGTGTACTCAGTTAGCACAAATACCCTGCTACTCCTTTCTTTTAATGGGTATTTGCAAAATTAGGTGATTTTCTATTCGAAAATAGGTGGTCTACTAATTTATGCAAATATAATTCCTTCGTTTTTGGCAACAAATTTACATTTGCCAGATGAATACGAGTTGCCATTTGTATCGTAATATCCATCTGCTTTACCGTTGTGTGAGCCGCTGGTTCCTTGCATTACATGAGTTCGTTTACCAACAAGGAACACACAGCCGGGAAAGTTGCGTTTTGGATTTCGATATTCCGAATGATGCTCTTTTACCTTGAGTTTGCATACATCATCTGGATGATTTTGACGAAACTCTTCCAAACTGTCAGCAGTCTGCTCAGTAGCTTTATGACGATTTGTGGCAACCTTTTTACCATTGAGCGTGTACACACGGCTCATATTTTCTTTGTGCAGTGCTCTTCTATCGTGGCGACGAAACTGTTTAAGCTCATACGGCACGCGATTATTGATACTGCTGTCGTAAACATCGTTAGGCAAAACGGAGCAAGCAATACAATAGGCATCGAGCCAATGGTCTTTGCTTACGCCGTGCGCTGCACGATAATCGTATGTGCTTTTTCCTGTTGTTACAAAAAAGTGTTTTGGGAAAATAGAGCTCAATTCTTTTGTTAGTGCCGGTATGATTTGATTCAATACACTTAACGCACCGTACTTTTTGTTGAGTCCTGTTTTCTTTTTAGTAAGTTTTTCATGCCATGCAGTATCCTTATGTACAAGGTCGTGATGCTTTGTGCATAAGCCAACAATGTTATCAATGGTATTGCTGCCATTTTTATGTTGAGGCACTACATGGTGGTAATGGTCAATCTTCTTTTTGCAAAACAGGCAATGGTGCTCCTGCATTTCAGAGACGGCTTCTTCGAGGTTTGCTTTTTGATAGAGCGGACCTTGCTGATACTGCCACTTCTGAATGTTAGGATTATCCAACTGCATAAACGCAAATTTGTTGATTTCGAGCACTACATCGCTGATGGGAAGAAGCTTTTGAATTTTCTTTATCAAATTGATGTGTGTCTGCAACAACTGATTTGCGGTAGGCGTGAGCCATCCGGCTGGGCGCGTTCGATTGTTGAACTTTGCTTCTTTGTTTTTGATGCCGATGCAAAGGACTTCTTTCTCACAACCCGGAAGATGGCGCTTGATGACACCAATTTTCTTTGCACGCTTGCTGGCACTGCCATTTTGAGCAGTGGCTTGCTTTACGCACTTTTTAGAAATGGTGCCATTTGCTTTGGCTCTCCGTTGACGGCGGCATCGTCTGCCGTTGGTACGTCTTGCGCGGCGGGAATCTTTACGCTTTTTCATCAGTTTCGGAATTTCCTTGTTACGGGTTTCCAAATGCGCGGTAAAAACTGCCGTGCCGTCTGCTTTAACAACTGCAACACCGATATTGGTTCTACCGGGGTCGATGCCTAAGTAAAGCGGCTGCACAACATCGTTAGTTTCATACAGCAGTTGAATGGTAAACGGTTTTGTTTTTACGACTCGCGCTTTCTTCTCTTTCAGAAGGTAGCGGACATGACCACAGCGAGTCGTAGGCATCAAAGGTTTACCGTCTTTATTAAGCACATACACAGTGGACACATCCGTCACCTCCTTTTACTGTAAGTCTCTCCTGCTAAAACAGGAGGTTGTGTTTCCCTTGGCTGGGTGTTTGCTGTGAGCGGTATTGTACGAGACAATGCCACTCGTGCGGAGCTATCAACTGGGAAAATCGACAGGCGCAACAAACATCCAAATGCCTGTGATACTTGTAAAAACAGATGGCTTTATTCAAACCACCTATTTTTGCAAATACCCCTTTTAATGATTAAGATATTTTTTTCCATGCGGGATGTATGGAATTTGCTGCTTTTACAATTTTAAGCTTTTTAAGGCTTGCGGATTTTTGACCGCTTTTTGCGGGTGTCTCGAACTCTACATTTACAGCACCATTCTTTTTGGTATGAGTGCTATGCACAATGAGATTTTCTCCGTTGAGAGAGACTAAATCACCCGGATTGAGATTCACCTTTTTGCGTAACAGAGCACGATGCCCTGCGTATGTCCTCTTGCCACGGTATTTGTGCAGATTTTCCGAATCCTTTTTGTGGTTACGGTTAATTCTACCGTTGAAGAGTTCTTTTCCGGTGGCTATCTCTCCTGTACGAATGTCAATGTAGCGAGAATCATAAAACTTTTCAAGGATACGGTTGTTACGCCTTGCCTTTTCATAGTGCTCAAACATACAACGGAGATTTGGATGAAATTCACCCATTGCATATGCATCATTGTTATGGCTTTTTTCAAGCTGAAGCGCGATACGCTTTTCTTTTGTCATTGCGCCGTAAGTGATTGTAACAAATGGCTTGCCAAAAGCAACGTAGAGTTCATTGACGATTTGCCACCTAACAGTATTCATAAAAGCTGCACCGGAAAGGTCGGCAAATTTAATCTTTTCTCCGAAACCATAAAGCTTACCGCTTTTTTGGTGATTGGCAGGCGTATGGCACTTTTCGCATACTGTTAGAAGTTCGTTCAGGCTGTTGCCGTGACGACCTTTCCAGTAGAACATATGGTGCATATGTAAAATCGCACCTTCTGTAGCTTTACGCCCACAAATTTTACAGACATAGTTATCGCGGTAAAATACCGCTTCCCGCAAGGTTGCCAAATTGTAGCGAGGACCTTTTTGATAGTCTGCTCCCTCAGGAATGACTTTTCCTTCCTGAATTGCTTTTACAAGCATCGTATCAAAAGAGCCAACCTCAACCGTTGCATGAGTAATGGACATTACTGCACAATACATCTTGACAACGTTGACATTGAGTTCTTTCTTATGCATCAAAGAAGGAGCAAGCCAACCTTCGCCGCGTTTGCGGTTATCGAAGCGCGGTTTACGGTAGCGCAATCTATTTCTGCGTGTACGACGGTGCATACGGCAGTCATCGTGATGTTCCTTCTCATCCTGCAATGTATCATACTGAGCAGATACATATTCGTGAGATTTGCTTTTTACGCTGATGCCGATGTAGTTGTAGCCCACGTCTTCGCAGATTTCGATGGGTTGAGTGTTTGTTTTGCTGTCATACAGCAGCTGGATGGTAAAAGGATGATGCTTAACGATTTTTGCTTTTCCGTCTTTCAAGAGTCGGCGTACCTTGCCAAGACGGAAGGTAGG